TGTTGAGATACGCATAGCCGCTGACGGCACAGTGTACCCTTGTGTGCATTTCGGACATCTGAGTATGCACCCAAGATTCAATCAATTGTTCCCGAAAGCACAGATGATTGACATATTCAAGGACAAGCGATTGTCTCTGCATGACAGATCTCTTAAAGAAATACTCGCAGACGACCCTTATAAATGGGTGCATGATAGCTGGGAGTCTAAATCCTGTGTTGTCTGCTGGCAGAACTGTGGGGTGTCAACAGACAAGCAAACGGTAATGGAACAAATATATCAAAACGAAGGAAAAATTCATGGCACAGTCTAAAATTCTAATTGTCGGCGGTGGTTCTAAATTTGGCGCACAGTTGGCGACAACAGCAAAAGAATACGGTGATGAGGTCCACGTTATTACAGGCAATACGGATATTGAAGCTGACCGAGTTATACCTGTTAACTGGCATCATGTATCAACAGGCGATATCATACCAAAGATTGACAAGGATTATGATGTAGTGGTGTTCAATCAAAATGGTGGGGGGTCGCCTAATGACATCGTACAAGAAAACGTACAACTAGAACATTGGAACCGTGCATTCTTTAACAATGTACAACTATCATATTATATCGCACAATACATAGAGGTTACAGAGAACTCTAAAATTGTTTGGATGTTATCTCCAGTGCTACACCCAAGTGCAAGAACCGATGGTTTCATTCTAGGTGGTTACGCGGCGGATAAGGCATATAGCTATCACATGATGAAATCATTCTCTACCCAGAAGAGTAAAAATTACTATGGTCTAGCGCCAAAACACTTCGGCAACTCGCCGTTCTTTGCGCCTGTAATGTATGAAACTATAATGAAACTAACCTCAGATAGGTCAGGTAAACTGTTGAATGAAACCGGTGAACCGTGGAGCTAACTTTTCATGGCGTAGAGTGGGAAACGATTAACAATTCTTTCTCTGATCGATACATGTCTCTGTTGGAAAATCAACTGTGGGAGTCTGAAGAATACTATGAGGATGATGTCAGGCTAGAGTCAATTGAAGCCGAGATTCATGAGACCTGCAATGAGTTGGATATCGTGTATACTGATATTAATACGTTGCATGAAGAAACGGTTGATAATAGAGCTAACAATCAACTGTACTCTAAGCTGAATGACTTGATTCACTATTATGAGAGAGTCGAGCAATCCTATCCTCCCAGATGGGGATACAGAAACGGCAACTCAGCTATAGAATTGCAGGATAGTGATTACGATTTCTTTACAGTAGATAGAAAATACGGATACCTGTATGTCATGTATCCTCATGTCGCAAGGCATTTCGCGGAAGCAGTAATGTCTGATGATCCTCATGGTACGATTGAACCACAGACTCTAGCGCGACCAAACTTTTTCTGTTGGTTGGGATCAGATATGATAGTTGAGGACAAGTTTATGCGCCGCGCAAAGAACTTTATTGATAAATATGATTTATCTTATGACCTGACAGATAAGACATTGGCAGTAGGGTACATCCCTTTTGCAAGACTGAGAAAGGATGTGCCCAATCTACAAGAGAAATTGCAATGGATCAAGTGATTAATTCCGAATGGTCAAACACTTTATTGACATGGTGTTGCATTCTAGTTATAATGATACACTCAATTAAACGGAGATAGAAGATGGGTATCAAAGAAACGCGCGATGAACTAATCGCTCTACTACAGGCTGGTGAAGTCACGATCAACTTCCAAAAAATGGATGAAACTGAGAGAGAATTTGTTGCTACATTAAAAGAAGGTGATGTTCCTGCTTTGACTGAAGCAAATGATTCTAACTCTGATAAAAAGAAGCGTGACGATCAGATTGTGGTATGGGTTCCTGCATTGCTTGGTTGGAGAACGGTCAAATTAGACCGAATCAACTCAATTACTGCTTGACATTAGACTCCTGTTACTATATAATACATAGTAACAATCAAAGGAGTCCATCATGGCACGACAAAGACAAGAACCAGAGCAGAAAAAGGTACGCAAAAAACGCAAGCCGATGACTGTTGAACAAAAGGCAGCTGCCGTTGAACGTCTAGCTAAGGCTAGAGCAGCGCGGCAAGCTGCTAATCCCCCTCAGTACAAAAACATTCACCCTAAGGTCCTTGCATTGGATGAAGACGATTCGCTCTCATTCAACAAGGTCCGTGAGTGGATCAAATTCAACAAAGATTTGCTATCATCTCACGGGCGCGAGATACGATCAGGAATAAAAGGTGCTGAAGCTAAGGCTGCATCTGTTTCTGCCTACATCAATGCTATGAACGCATATTTGCAAGGCGGTGATTGGATTGATAACTATTACGGCAGAGACCGAGAGCATAGAATGACATGGCGATCTGTTGCTATGGCATACTACCCTGATGGCGAACCTAAACGTACTAAAGGTATCTATTATCCTGATGTAGGATATGTCTGGGGTGAGCAGCCTGAAGGTCTTGAGGAGTTAATGGCATGATAGTAGTAGATTTCAATCAAACCGCGATTTCGACCTTCATGGGCGAGATTCGCGGCAGAACTGATGTTGAGGTAAATGTACCTCTGTTACGACACATGATTCTGAATGCCATACGTGGATACAAGACTAGGTTCGGCAATGAGTTTGGTGATCTTGTCATCGCATGCGACAATCGACACTATTGGCGCAAGAAAGTGTTCCCTTACTACAAGGCCTCCCGCAGAAAAGTGCGCGACGATTCAGGCTTTGATTGGCCTAGCATCTTTGAAGCACTGAACGCGATACGCAATGAGATAGATGAGTTCCTACCTTACCCTGTGATCGATGTAGATGGTGCTGAGGCTGACGATGTTATCGGCGCACTAGCGGCGTACAGTCAAACCGCTAAAGAAGGCGTGTTGTTCGAGGAAGCTGAGCCGTTATTGATTATATCTGGTGACCATGACTTCAATCAATTGCAGAAGTGGCCAAACGTGCATCAATACTCACCTGTCAAGAAAAAGATGATAAAGATTGAAGAATCGGCACATGCTATTTTGATGGAACATATCATCCAGGGTGACAAGGGTGATGGTGTGCCTAATATCTTGAGCGACGATGATACCTTTGTCACTGATAAGAGGCAAAAGCCAATTCGCAAGGTTCTATTGGCTGAGTGGAAGAAGATGTCACCCGAGGATTTTGTGACAGGTGATATGGCTGCTGGCTATGTGCGCAACAAGCAACTTGTAGATCTAAGCATGACTCCAGCGGATATAAAGGAAGAGATTATATCGTCATATCAACGGCAACTAAATAAAGATAAGGGTCAACTCTTAAATTATTTTATTAAATACAAATTGAAAGGCATGATTGATGTCGCGGAGGATTTCTAAGAATGAAGTTTAGACAAGTGGACGAAGGGTTTGAATGGGTATTCAAAGCTGAAGGTGTAGACGCACAGGTAGCAAGGCTCAAGCAATGGGCAGAAAACAACCAGACCTTGGTGTCTATCGTGCGATGGGGTGTTGGAGCGCAAAAAGTTGACTGGGGGCTGCCCAGCGGTATGCCAGATACAATCAAACTGGATGAAGATATCCCTGCAGGAATGAGTGATACAACTATCCAGATGGAATGGAGACGTATAAATGCATTCTCTGATCCTAATGGCAATATGCAAAAGCTGGTTGATTGGAAGCGAGAGGCTAACTGGATGCAGGTATTGGAAGGCTTACATCATATGGAAGCTAAGTGGTTGACGGCTGCTAAAGACGGGACGCTGCTAGAGCTATGTCCTCAGTTAGAGACTCTGTTGCCCGCATTGGGTATAGAGGAGTATAATGTCCCTGTAAAAAAGAAACCGCGAAAGAAAAGGTCTCCAAAGAAATCAGTCGCCTAGTCAGGGCGATATGGGTCATAGTAACGACCCCATTGCCAATCCGCTGGTAGCTCAAATCCATCTAATTCAACGAGATGCATTTTGCCAGTGGGTTCGACGCACCACTTTCGCTTAGATCTACTGTAGGCTGATTCACGAATCTTGCGTATTGTAGAAGGCTTATGCTTTCTACCGTACATAGGGTTAAACTCACCTCGACGGGTGCCTTTCATAGTCTTGGATACTTTATCTCGGAACTCCTGACTGCGCCCTTTCTGCACTGCTGGGTGATTCTCTCCTAGCTTGGCTTCTCTAATACGTTGTCTTCCTTCTGGAGTGTGCCAAGCTGTCCTGTCTCTACAGCGGTCTACAATAGGAAGGTTTTGCTTGTTAGCAATGATCACATAGTCTCGCACACCTTCTACAGTGGACTGCTTGATGATCATCTCGCGTGGCTTGGGGACCTCTTGTAGGGTGTTTTCATCGACAATCCAGTACTCGGATCGCGTCAGGAAGAGAAAAAACCTGCTTGCTCTAGCCATATTGTATATACTCAAATCAATGGTTATTGCATATTTATATAACAAAAGGATCTAAAAAAAGGCGAAAAAAAGGTTGCGAAGGGCACCAATATAGCATATAATAGTATTTCAAAAGTCGAGTTGAGAGAGAAAATATGATTATATCAACACAGATAGCCCGAGCATTCAATAAAGCAGTAACCAGTACTGAGAACCTGTGGGAAGATGGATCAGTTAATTGGAACTATGTGGATGCAGATGTACACATGAACATGCTGGGCAAAGCGCCAGACAACTATACAGATCAGTTTGATTACCTGGCTGATTGCTACACTGGTTACGTCAGTCCAGCAGACCGCATAGTACAGCTCTGCTGACTCTAGGCTGCTCCGAGTCTCAGGTTCTTAGAATTTCAATTGCTGCAATGAAAAGGCTTTAAATATGTACTACACTCACACGGTCAACCCTATTGGATGCTTCACTGAGAAGGATCATGGACAGTACTTTGAGTACTCTAATAACACTGATAGGGTAGAGAACTGTAGCGAGTGGTGCTGCTTTCCTCATCTAGTGTGGGTCGGTGACACGGCTGGTGGTGCTCCTGGCTATCGTTATGCGACTGTCAAAAAGACCGTTGCTTACATCGTTGTGGACGAGGACGAGTCCGGTCGCCCAGTCATTGAGAAATGGCAACTAAAGAAAAACAACCCTTACGAGGTGCTCGAGGTGACTAACCCAGAGCTTATTCTGGACCCTTCTAAGCCTGCTTATATGATCAGAACGTTATAAGCATATAACAAAAGGTTCTAAGAAAACGTGATAAAAAGGTTGCGTTTAGGGTCAGATTGTCATATAATAGTAGTTCAAAAGTTGAGAGAGAAAAGTTATGCGATATACGAAAAAAGAATTTCTTCAGTTGCTAGAAACAAAACTCAAGTCTGAGGTATGCCCTATTCGCATCGCACAACTTGAAATGAAGATATTCAAATTAAAGTTGGAGTCAGCAGTTATGGTGTAGCGTTACGGCAGGAGCGCGGCTGTGTCGATACCGCGCATGACTGTTTCTTTTTTTATTGTTAGGATGTGAATTTTATGGCTTATATATCAGCAACTGAAGTTAAGGCGATTCGTGAAGAACTCAAGAAGGAGTTCCCTAAGTATCGTTTCTCGGTTCGTAAATCCTCTGGCGGACTAGCCGTTTCCGTCTCTCTCACTAAAGGGCCCAAGGGTCTGCTAGAAACTGTCGGTGAGCAATTCACTGGCTCTGGTTTTCAGTCTATCAACCACTATCATACGAACATGTATGGCGAGTACAAGGGTATGTTTGACAAGATCCTTACCACTATCAAGTCTGCCCCTGCTAAAGTGGGTCGCGGTTGGTATGACAACTCCGACGCAATGGTCGATTACTTCGACACTGCTTTCTATATACATATGGAAGTAGGCCGATACGGCAAAGGGTACACAACGGTTTAGGAGATACAATGAAAAAATTAGCAATTGCCGCGGTAATCATCGCGGCTTTAGGTGTTTCACAATCAGTAGAGGCTAGTAGCACTAGTGACAAGGTTGCTATCGGCGTTACTGGCATCCTAGTTGGTAAGTGGTGGAGCGACAGGCAGTCGTATAGTCCAGCGTACTCTGGCTATGAGGAATACTCTAGCATGGGTTATTACAGTTCCTCAGGAACATGGTATCCCTTTGATAAGCGGTACCCTCGTTTCAGATGTCGAGGCAACCGCATAGATTGTGCATACCAGATGGGTGTGTATGAGCGAGAACGCGCAGCCTTTAACGAAGCAAAGCGTCAGGCGTATGAGTGCGGTAGATGGGGCAGGTGTAAATGATTGTACTAACTGACATAGACGGATGTGTACTTGACTGGGAAGAAGGCTTTACAGTATGGATGGATCATCGCGGTCACACCCAGGTTCCTGGATACAAGGAGCACTACGGCATCGACACTCGGTATGGCATGGAGAAGTCGTTGTCAAAGAAACTAGTCGAGCAATTCAACTCTTCGGCTGCAATAGGCTTTCTTCCTCCGCTCCGTGACGCGCAGTACTATATCAAGCTGCTGCACGAAAAGCTACAGGTCAAGTTTGTAGCGGTCACTAGCCTAAGCGACGATCCTTATGCAAAGAAACTGAGAGAGCGCAACCTTGCTAAGTTATTTGGCGATAACACTTTCGAGGAAGTTATATGCTTGCCTTGTGGTGCTGACAAGGATGATATCCTCGAGGAGCTACAGGCAAAGTATGCTGACAGTATCTGGATCGAGGACAAAACTACAAACGCTAGGGTAGGTGCTGCTCTAGGTTATGAAACTTTATTGATCGAGCATAAATATAACATGCACGACCAAGGAGACTTCACTCTGGTGAAGGGCTGGGAAATGATTTACAACTATATAGAGGTAAACTATGAGCGTTTATGCACTGGAACAGTTTGAATCTTTTTGTCGCAAGATGTACCATAGGAACTGCGAGGAGCGCGGTGAATGGGGTGATGAATTATTGACCTACGAGGAATACACGAACAATAATCGTGGCTTCCTAATTCACATTTACGAGCAACTGGAAGATGAGTCTTTCGGTGAAGCATTAAAAAAAGGGAGCCTTAAGGAATGGATGAGATCACTCTAACTGCAATAACATTTACCTGCACTTTCATATCGTACTACACAGGCAGATACTTCGGTGGTGCCAAAGGTCAGGCTGTAGGCATGGCTATTGTTATGTGCTGGCTAAAACAGCGACCTGAATCTTGGGCGAACTGTGAGAAGGACTTCTACAGGGATATGAGAAACCTCTAAATGGAAGACTTTTATTATTACGCCAGTGGACAGGAAGTCGAACCTTATTCAGCTAAATTCATAGAGTCCGACACGGAACTACGGTACGAATTCAACAAGGAAAACGAACCAGAAGAGCTTCTAGCCAATGGCTGGGAAGAGATGTCTAACGGCGAGTATCCCTGGAGTATAACAAGTCCCCTTGATCATGACACCGTGGACATTAGGTATCGAATCAACAAACACGGATTCCGCTGCAATGAAATGCCCTTTGCTGCTGCACCACGCGCGGTGATCGCATTAGGGTCTAACATGGCTTTCGGTGTAGGCGTACCAGAACCCATGACTTGGCCTCATCTAGTGGCTAGTAAGCTAGGGCATCGTGCAATCACACTAGCTAAACCCAATTCGTCGCTAGAATCGCAGTATAGGCTGCTTCTCGCGTGGTTACCGCAGCTACAGTCGGAGTATGTAGTATTGCAGGAGCAGCATGACTCCTTGAGCCAATGGGAGCGATTTGAGGGTGAGGAGCTTATAAGCGAATTCATCCCAGGTGATGTGCGACCAATGGAAAAGATTAGACGGGACATGGTACTCAGGGCTATGCAATCATTGTGTAATCAGTTTAACTCTACCTTTATTCACATATCTCCTGAGGTAGAACTACTCGACGAGCCTGACTACGGCAGAGACCTAATGAGTCCTGGTAGAAGGCAGCATCGATATGTCTCATACCAAGTACTGAAGCGCATGGGGCAACTTGATTGATAAAACGCCCTCGAAGTATGCTATTCGGATCTGAACCTTGTAACTACAACTCTGCATGGATGACAGGTGATACCGAGGAGATGTATCTCAACCAAGACCGTGATGCACTGAAAACTCACGGCTGGGATAACAAGGCTAAAGCATACAGCCTAAATTACACTACCAATGAGTATGGCTTCAGGGAAGAGCGAGACTACCGACTCCAAGGCGACATGGCTCTAGGCTGTAGTTTCACATATGGCATGGGAGTGCATAAGGAAGACACTTGGCCTAGTATGTTGGGGGGACTGACTGATAGACACATCTACAACTTCGGTATGCCTGGACATGGGCTGATGGGCGCGTTTCGTATAGCGATGCATTTTGCTCTACTGCTCAAGCCCAAGAATGTCTATATCCTAGCTCCAGGGTTTGATCGCATAGAGTATTTTTACCCTCACGATTCTACTTGGGCGCCACACGGGGGTTGGAGTGACCCGTCTGATGAAGTAGCCATGACAATGTTGAGTCAGGAGAATGCCTTTTTACTAAACTCCACGGCTCTATGTGGCATCAAGGGTATTTGTGACTCAATTGGTGCTAACATGTATATGATACACCCTGCTATTGGAATGCAAGGGGGACACGCTATTGGCGTTATGGGTAGAGACCTAGTACACCCAGGTAGACTGGTTCAGAAGGAGTATGCCAAGCTGTTCGTTTCTGCTGACCCCTGGACATTCACACATCAAAACATCGGAGCGGCATTCACACTACCCGATCCTACGCACTCTCCTGTACTCTTTCCTGAGTAAATCCACATCGCTGTATATACGAAAAAGTTATAAGCATATAACAAAAGGTTCTAAAAAAAGGTGAAATAAAGGTTGCGAAAGTCACCAATACCTAGTATAATAGTGTTTCAAAAGTTGAGAAGAAAAGGAAAATCATATGACACTATCAGAAGGCGTAGTAGCTCAGATCTCAAAAGAGGCTCTGGAATTGATGGAAGGCGAGAAGCTAACTGCTCTTGTCCCTTCTTCATCGTGCTACTCCTCAATGCAGAGTGAGTATTGGTTAGAAGGTCGTCCTGCTGTTCAGGTCGCGATTCAACGTTTAACTGCTGAGTATTTCAGCGTGGAGAGTGTGTAATGGAAAAGCAACTACAAAAGCTGGTTGAGGAGATCAACAAGGACTACCTAAGATTCATGCCGCCCACGTCTGAGGTTCGTGAGAAGATGGCCTCTGAATTTGTAATGTCGCTTGAGATTCTTGAAGGTCGTAAGTACTACAAAATCATCAAGGGAGGTTCTGTGTGGGGCTTCGTTGTCAAGGTCGCGGACTCTAAGTTCAAGGCTGGAGATCTGCTCAAGGCAGCGTCCTGGGCTGCCCCTGCTCGTAACAAGGCTCGTGGCAACATCCTCGAGGGTGACTACAGCTGGGTTCGTTGGACTGGTCCCGAGTATCTTTAAGGAGAGTAGTATGATTATATTTGAAGGTGATTTTGTACGCAGACAAGGACAATCGAAATGGTTGGAAGTTGTCTGCGTTGTGGATGAAATGCATATTCAACTCAGCGATGGGGCTTATGTAAGGGTAAGTGAGCGATCTATTAGTCAGGTCTTGAGTGCAACGGAATACAATGAGGAGGTGGCGTAATGAATATATCAACAGAGGTTGTAAATTCGTTCAACGAAGCAGTAATAAATCCTGAGAATATTCGGGACGGCTTAATCGATTGGAACTATGTGGACAGTGATGTGTTCATGGATATGAAAGATGCTGACCACCTGAGCGTCTCGGACATTAATGACCAACTCGATTATCTTATTACTCAATATGAACAGCAAAGTGAGGTAACGGTATAATGTTTAAATTGTTTCAAATTCGTCCAAGCCGTGAGCAGTGTGACCGAGTCAATGAGTTAGGTTGGACTCAGGCGTTTGAGGAGATGCCAATCATTGAGGCATGGCAAGCGGTTGGGCGAGGTGGTTCTGAGGCTTATGTCACGGAATACGACCAGTATTTTGAGCATGTCGCGGACATCGCAGTGGATTCTTTGGAAGCGGCATTTGATGCGCATAACATGGAAGACGAGTCCAAGATCACTCGCTACCGACCACAGCACAGCATGTCCGTTGGTGATGTTCTGGTGGATGAGTTTGGTGGTGTTCACATGTGCGACAATATCGGCTTCACTCAAATCATGTCCTCTTTCATCGGATCGAATCAAAAGGTAGCCTAAGGGAATGTTCTATATTCATGTGGAAGGCGGAACTCAAATGATGCGGCATCTAGCTCAAGATGCCGTTGTCTACCTCATGAGCAAAGAACTACCGAGAAAGCGGGTACTCAACCTGGATATCGAGATTAAAAATATTCGCAAAGAAGGCTGTCATGGCATGATAGATTCTTGGAAAGATCGAGGGAAACCTTACTCTATCATAGAAATAGACAATGGCAAGGACATGAGCCTTTATGATTTTATCGAAGTCCTCTGCCACGAATTCGTACACATGATACAGTTTCTAGACGGCAGATGGGTACAGAAGGAAAACAAAATATACTGGAAGGGGAGTGATCTCACGGATATGGCATACTACAAACAACCGTGGGAAAAAGAGGCATTCGCCCGCCAGAAGCCATTAGCCAAATACATTCTAAGAGAAGAGCTAGGTATCACTCTCAAAGAGGCAAAACAGATTAAAGTCCGAGGCTATAAATACTTCACTTGACAAGGAATTCCTGAATGGCACGCACAAACCGTAAGAAGCCTTATCAACCTAAGCGGAAACAATACATCTCGCTATCAACGCTCGTATCGGAAATGACACAAGAAGGCGTATTCATCGACGTATTCGACGGTATCAGCATAGAGGCAAACGGCTATAGGTACGGCATGTATGATTCTACAGTATCAATGGAACCCGTGACCGCTGTTGAAGAGGTGATCGTAGCCAAGGTAAAGCCTAAGAATAAACCCAAGAAAGCCCCAAAAAAGAAGGATCAATGATATGGCATACAGCGATAAAGTAATGGATCACTATGACAATCCACGCAACGTCGGTAAGCTAGACGCTGCGGATCCTAATGTAGGTACGGGTATGGTAGGCGCACCTGCTTGTGGTGACGTAATGAGACTTCAGATTGTGGTTGAGGAAGGTATCATCACTGACGCTAAATTCAAAACGTATGGATGCGGAAGCGCAATCGCTTCATCCAGCCTGTTAACGGAATGGGTCAAGGGAAGGACTTTGGAGTCTGCATATACAATAAAGAATACGGAGATCGCAGAAGAACTAGCCCTCCCACCAGTAAAGATACATTGTAGCGTATTAGCGGAAGATGCTATCAAGTCAGCAATAGATGACTATCAGTTAAAACAGAATACGCTCAAGCAAGATGCGGTTGATACATGGATGAGGGATATCAGATGGTAACATTTACAGAATAGGAAAAGGACATGATTTATTATATTTTGTTCGGATTCATAGTAGGGTTCTATATAGGAAAGATTAGATGAAATACGCGGTAAAGTATCCATTTAATGACGAATACCTGTATGTGATACACGGAGA